GGTCAGGCAAACAACTGCATCAGACAGCTCTGCAGACAGACATTGATTGCTGATGTCATCGGATTATGCACGGCCGTTGGTGCATCTAACGACATATCTGCTGACGATGATGCCAAGGTCAAGTCTTATGATGAGATTGTTGAGGTTCAGAATCGCGTGCTTGAGCTTCTTGAATCTGAGATGATTGCGACAGAGGACGATGGCGGTGAGGTGTATCAGTCACTTGAAAAGGCTTACAGCTCAGTATATCAGCATCTGTCTGTCAATATTTGTCAAAGTAAACAGCTTTACACCGATTCTGTCAAGCTGGTCTGTCCCGCTCTTAATCTTGCATACGACAGATATGAAGATGCTGAGAGAGCCGATGAGATAACTTCGCGCAACAGAATTGTTAATCCTCTGTTTGTCAGTGGAGACATAAAGGTGCTTAACTCATGAGAAGAAAAGACACCGTTACCCTTGAAATTGATGGAGAGAAATACGAATTTTTCACCTCAATTTCTATAAGCTCGGAGCTTAATACAACTGCAAGGAATGCAACTGTAGAGCTCACAGGCACATTGCCAACCGGTCAGATGTTCCTGCAAAAGTTCACGGTAGGGCAGAGCGTCAGAGTGTATGTAGCTGATGAGCTTATGCTTACAGGTTACATCACTGCTACACCTTTTAGCTATACAGCTACAGACTTCAACGCAACGATTGCCGTACAGAGCAGAACCATTGACATCGTTCAGTGCTCACCGATGAAAGCTGGACAGACAATCGGCAGGATTAAGACCGGCAAAAACATTGTTAGGCCATCCCAGAACACTGCTTTATGCTTTCGTAATCAGACATCAAGGCAGATAGTCGCAGACCTTATCGCTCCCTATGGAGCAGGCCTTGTGATTGAGGACAGTTCAGTTCTTACTGACAAGCGTTCCTATGACGTTGACCCGAACAAGACGGTCTTATCGAACCTTAAGGATATAATCAATTCAGATGACCTATGGCTATGCGATGACGAAGAAGGCAATCTTGTAGTGACGGGTAAAGCCTCAGAAGTCAGCGGTACAATATCGCTTGGCAAGGAAATCAAGAGCGGTAATGCTCGGTTTGACGGTTCTCACCTGTTCTCAGAGTGGGAGGTTATAGGTCAGTCAAGTGGTAAAGGTTCAAAGGGCGGTAAGAGTATCAACTGTGCCAATGGTTCAGCAACTCTCAACTTCTCGAGACCTCGCTACAAGGCGATTAAGAACGACAGCCAGTGCACTGACAGTAAGACACAGACACAAGCCAATGGTGAGTGTCAGCTTGCTCAGTCAGACTTCAGAACTGTTCAATACACTGTCCAAGGGTGGCGTGATGGCAACGGCAACTTATGGAAGATCAACCGCCTTGTGACAGTTGATGATTCATTCCTGTTCAGTGACAGAATTGATATGCTTATCAAATCGGTGACTTTTAATCTGTCCAATGAAGGCGGAATGACAACTGTACTTGACGTTGCGCCTCCTGATGGTATGAAGTCAGGAAACGCCAGCCCAACTAAGACCGCTGGTGGTTCTAAGGGTAAATTCAAGGATACCAAATCCAGCGATGCCGGTATTTATCTTAATCCAATCAAGGAGCAATAATGAGTGAACTGATTGAACGCGCAACCATTACCGCGCGTGATGCTGATACTGGTACACGTCTATTACAGACATCATACGCCGGCGGTTATCAGCGCTCTGAACTTGAGCACATTGAACCCTACGGATTCACAAGCGAATGTTTCAAGGATGGCGCTACAGATGCTGTAATCGTAAATCTTAACGACAACAAGTCACATTCACTCGTCATTGCTGTGGGCGACTACAGATACCGCATTAAAAATCTGAAAGACGGCGAAGTCTGTATGTATGATGATAAGGGACGCAAGGTGTTCCTTAAACGTGAAGGCATTGAGATTGACGGCGTTGACGACCCCGTTGAAGTTCACACGAATGGCGACATCAAAGTGAAAAGCGGTGCCAATATCAGCCTTGAAGCCGATGGAAAGATTGACATTAAAGCTGCCGGAAACGTTAACATCACCGGCGCAACCATCAATCTTAATTAGGAGGTCTTATGGCTTCTGTTCATCGCTTAGGTGACCTTTGTACAGGGCACGATTCCTGTCCAGCTGTATCTCTTGTCAGTGCATCTGCTAATGTCTTAATCAACGGCAAGGGTGCAGCAAGGGTAGGTGACAGTTACGCGTCACACGGATGTCTGATCCATCCACCTCACACACCGGTATGTGCTTCCGGCTCAAGTACAGTATTTGTCAACGGCAAACCTCTTGTAAGAGTCGGTGATGCCGTCTCTTGTGGCGGTAGTGCAATGACAGGGAGTGGCAACGTCAATGCTTCTTAAGATAATCCCTGTATGGACTTACTCTCAGAGCAAATGGAAACGTGCAAACGAACGCGCAGGGGTTGAAGACAGCTTTATCCAATGGCACGGAAGTGCCTTTTCTGCCAATTCAGCAAAAGACATCTTAGGTGTGGAGTGCTACTGGATTAAGAAGGGTAACACCTTCCTTCTGTTTGACTTTTCTTTAACACATCTTTGCAAGAATCAACTAAAAGCAATAGAGGTTGTATGGAACTCGCGATAAAAGGAAAACTGAGCGCGGAGCTCATTGACAACATTGGAAGAGCGGTCATCATCTCGCTATTTACTTGGCGCAGAGCTGACGCTAACGATGACCTCGACTCGTCAGAAAAATTCGGGTGGTGGGCAGATCAGTTCAGCGATGTCGTCAACGATAAAATCGGCTCAAAACTCTGGCAACTGCAAAGAAAAAAGATTGATGATGACGTAATGGCCACAGCTAAAGAATATATCGAACAGTCTTTGCAATGGCTGATTGACGATGGTATATGCACAGGTGTTGAGGCGACAGTCGAGCGCGACAGCTCGGACTACAATCGACTTAACGCTAACATCACACTTCTGCTTCCGGATGATTATAAAACATATCAGTTTAAGGACATACTAAATGGCGACTAATAGCGTAATAAGACCTACATTAAGCGAGATTATTTCTCGCATTGAAGATGATGCTCAGGCACGTCTTTCCACTGATGAGCTCAGACGTTCTGACCTTGGTGTGTTTATCCGCGTGATTGCCGGTGCATCACACGCTATGTACAATGCTATCGCTTACGGTCGCAATCAGCTGTTCAGTGATACTGCCGACACCGAATATCTTGAGAGGATGGCGCACGTTTATGCACTGCAACGCAGACAGGCTTCACGCGCTGAAGGCAAGATTCAGTTTGTTTGGTCACAGTCGACCGCTGTGCCTGTCGGCACTATTGTTCAGACATCAGACGGTCTGCAGTATGTCACTACATCATCACCAACTTCAGACGGTATCTGCTCTGTACGCGCTCTGCTGGCAGGTTCAGCAAGCAATATTTCAAGTGGGATTACTCTTACTCTGCCGAATCCCGTAGAATATGTCACAGGCGCATTAACCTACACTGTTATAAGCGGTGGAGCTGACGAGGAAACCGACACCTCACTGCGCGAACGTGTGCTGTATCGTACTCAGAATCCGCCAAAGCAGGGAACTTCATCGGACTTTATTATCTGGGCAAAAGAAGTTGAAGGCGTAGGTCAGGTATGGTGCTATCCACAAGAGCAGGGCATTGGTACAGTTGTACTGCGCATCATGGATACTGACGGCAACTTTGCATCAGACACCCTTTGCGAACGCGTAAGAACCTACATTAACAGCAAAGTTAATGCCGTATGCACAACTTATGTCTGGACTCCTATTGCACAGCCAGTAAATCTGACTCTACAGATAAGTCCAGATACAACTCAGACACGAGCAAGTGCAGAGGCAGCAATTCGCAAGCTGTTCCTTGATGAAAGTGCACCTGGCGGAACAATTCCTCTTACTCATATTCATGCTGCACTGTCAGCTGTTGCGAATGAGACAGACCACGTTATCATCTCGCCAACTGCCAATATCACCGCAACTGATTCACGCTATCTCTTAACTGTGGGGACTATCACATGGCAAACACAGGCTTAGGATATACTTCAGAGCAGTATATGGGAGCTCTGCAGAAACTCCTGCCTCAAGGTCCAGCTTGGGACCTTGAAGGGAATGAATTTCTGTACAAGGTGCTTGAACTTGCATCTCTTGAGTTTGCAAGAATAGACAACGACATCTTAATGCTGATTCGAGAAGCCTCACCTGAGACGTGTTCAGTAACCTTTGATGATTGGTGTCATCAGTGGGGCATTCCAGACAAGTGTCTTCTTGACGTTGATGCTGACTTGGATTTATACCGCACACTTTTGTGTCTAAAAATCTACTCGCAAGGCTACAGCTTCGTTGAATGCATCAATATGATATGCAATGCGCTCGGTTTTGAGACCGTAAGTCTTTATACCAATACACTTCATACTGTGTCATCACCAATGAATACAGGCTTGTACGACAGCCAGTGGGGACTGCAGATTATCATTCACACTGAAGATGAGACATCAATCACCTACTTTAGAACTACGTCATCAGCACAGAGACGACTCGCAGAATGGGGCATTGAGGTGTTTGAATGCATAGTCAAGAGCTTTGCACCGTGTTGGGCAAAAGTAGTATTTAGTTATGGTAACGTTGTAGAAAGCGAAATCGCAACTACAAATAATGAGGATTAATAAATGGATAGTAGATATTTAAGTGCTGACGCTTCAGCTTCAATACCTTCACCCGATGATGCCCTTGCACAAGGTTTTCCTACCGAAGGCAACACCGACCTTGGCGTTCTCGCTACCCGTATAGGTGCATGGTGGTTCTATCAGGTGGGTGAGGAAATCCGCAACTGCATCATAGCTGCAGGCATCACTCCTGATAAGACTAAAGTCAACCAGCTTGCACAGGCAATCAGAATTCTATGTGATATTCCATTCGCCTCTACTTCTGTTTTCGGCAAGGTGAAGCTGAGCAACAACGTAAACGACACTGCTCAGAACACCGCTCCTACAAGTTTTGCTCTGTCACAGACTTGGGCTGAAGCTACACGCGATGCAAGTCTCAGTGCAAAAGGTCGTGTTAAGCTTGTCAACAGTGTGTCAAGCACTTCAACCTCTGAGGCTGCAACACCCAATTCAGTAAAAGTAGCTTATGACAAGGGTGTGGATGCTTACAACCTCGCAGCATCTCACAATGCACACCTTGTTCCTGTCGGCGCGGTGGCGATGTTCCTTCGAGGATGCAATCCTAGCGGATGGCTACCTCTCAATGGTCAGACAATCACCCGCTCACAGTTCCCTGTACTATTCTCAGCAATGGGGTGGGGTGAATCATACACTCTGCCTAATATGGATGGACGTTTTCCAGAGGGTAAGCAGACCTATGCTGGAGGCGGTATTTACAGAAGTGCCGGCCTACCTAACATTACAGCATCATTCGGTCGTGAGGCTCTGGCAAGTGGTGCTATATTCAATGGACGTGCAACCGGTGCAATGTACGACCAGAGCGCTGGAGGAATGCACCTTGCTGTAAGTCCATGGGCACCAGCAAACAATGGCAACGAACGCACCTATTTCGATGCATCGCGATCAAGCTCTGTATATGGTAATTCAAACACCGTTCAGCCTAATTCTGTAACTTTTGTATTCTATATCAAGGTAATTTAAGAGGATAGCCAACATGGATAACAGACACTATCAAGCATTCGCAAACACAACTACTCCTCCTGAGCTGTCCTCACTTGCCTCTGAGGGTTACGCCTCATCAGGAAGTGCCTCAGAAAATCAGCTTCCAACCGTACCCGGTGCTGCATGGTTCCATTCTGTTGCTTCAGAACTGCACAATGCAATTCTTGCTTTAGGTGTTACACCTGACCATCTGCAGATTAACCAGCTCGCTACCGGTTTAACCAATTTAATGGGGATCAACAACGGTAATGACTATTTCAACCCACGCGATATAACTAATCTTATATACGCCGGTAACGGAGCAGGTACACTTCGCGCTCAGATTGCTCAAGGTGACTTCCGCAATGTTCATCCTGGAGATTACATTATTGGTAAATCTACCGGCACTAAATGGATAGTCGCTCATAACGACTATTGGTTTAATCGTGGCGATTCACCACTTACAAGACATCATTTATGCTTAATTCCTGAGATTCTTGCAGGCAATTCCGGCAATTTGTTATGGTCAGGCAGAACCTATGCAGGGTCAGGTGTCAATAATACAAATCAAGGTTATGCACCTTGGGCGTCAGACAATTGGACTGAAGGTAAGAATAACACATCTGGTGCTTATTACAATTCCTTTATGAAACAAAGTATTCTGCCAAAAGTATATACTTATTGGCTTAAAAAAGACTTTGAAGATCAAGGAATTAGTCTATTAACATTCAGAAATCTTCTGTCTAATGCAACCAACACCAACGCACCTGTTAAAGGTTACTCAGCCTGGACCGGCGCCAGCTCATCCTGGGCATGGTATGACAGCAAGTGCGACCTTTTGTCAGAAGCTAACGTTTACGGCAATAATCATTGGCAGTCTTCAGGTTTCGACTGCGGTGCACAGAAAGAACAGCTTGCTCTTTTCAAGTTCAGACA